ACCTAAGAATTTAAGTTTAATAGACTGAGCCACCTCTGTAGAGTGTAATTGCTCTGCAGTAAATGAACTGTCTAATCGCATATCATAAAGCACAATAGTACCATCAGCGTTCGCTGTGCCGTCTGGATGCCAGTAGGAGGGATAAATAGTGAAGTTGTGTGTACCCCCAGCAGTTCCATCTCTTGAGTTCTCTATCTGATCAACCAACAGTGATACCTCTTGGTAGTCGTCCTCAGCAATATTAAGTAGTTCACACTCAACCTCGACATTAAAGCCTAATATCTTTGATATGTCCTGATGGAGCATATTCCTACGTTCAATCATAACGGGTTTGAATGTTATCCTAGTTGATGCACCTTTAAAATTTGTATATTTGTAAGTATCATATGGTGTTTTCGTTTTAAACCTTACTCCCCCAAATCCCCATAGCGACTTTATGATAACCTCCCCTCAACCTTTATCACTTCAAGGTTGGATTGATACTTATTGCCTTTTCTTGCATTCCATTTGTCAGTAATTATACGCAAGTTACTTTCTATGTGTAATCCCGAAACCATTTTACCCTTTAATGGAATGGTATGGTCAACCACATAATTTGTTTTACCAAATTGTGATAATATACGGGAAGTCCTATAAATACGTTTTATTTTAGATAAGCCCGTATTTTCATAGTCGTGTCCTCTTTTACAGATGCCCCCTAAAAAAAACTTGTCTCCAAAACTCTTCATATTAATATGCCTCCTATTTTAATTTGTTCCTTGCTTTTATCGTAATCGACCTTAATGGCTACATAATTTTTACTGTCTATTGTGAAGCGGTCTCCTATCCTTATAACTCTTCCATCATCGGTAATCACTGCGGCTAATTCTTGCTGTAGTCGTTCGTAAATGTCATAAATATACACAATGAAAGCCGCTCTAATTTCTTCGTTTATATCTAATTGACTAAGTCGATCTTCTACATTTGAAACTGAGAATATGATACCTTTATGGGATAAAGATAGTATCTCCTCTTGTGGGATATCGTGTAGAGTATTTGAGTGTGATGGATACTTCGGCTTAATATAAATGGTCTCACCCTCGCAAAAGATAGTGTGGTTTGAGAAGTAAAGTACTTGTGCTAAGGTTTTACTCCAATCATATTTCATTAGCCCCTCATCACTATCCCACTCTCCATATTCTACTCTTAAATCTTGTACTACGTTCTCACCCTCGTACAATACATATCTTGTGCCCTCAATTAGTTCCCAGTGAGCGAAACCGTTAGGAAAGGTATACTCATACTCCGTTGAACCCTCATCAGGTAACGAGTAATTAGGGTAATCTTGATGAGTAAAAACAGAATGATAGTCCATATCAGTAGGGTGTTGTGTTAACACCTTGTTTTGACACCAAGCCGCTACTGCATTCGTACCACCAACATAACCTGACCAATTGTTATTTGACATAATAGTCCTACCTGTACTCCCCCTTACAAAAGCACCTTCTGGGGTGAATACTAAAAAGGTCACAAGTTGCTCATCCCACCAATGGAGTGTATCAGGGAGAACCCCGTTATTGTTACCCTCACATACAGTCCTTAACACATAGTTACAGAGCCAAATATTACCTTCAAACTCCGTAACAACAAAAGCACCCGTTGAGGCTGCTGCTGCCCGTTCCTGCTCTACACCTAATCCATCATTATAGTCTGGCTTAAACATATATCCACCTGGACCCCAAGCAGGATACTCGTTGAGTGTATATTCAACATCTATACCAACGGCAGGCTCTACGGTAAAGTTTTTGAAGTATAAATCATTGGTAATCTCTAACCCCATACTATCTACCAAATATTCAAACCAATCTTCGATGGACTTTGTGTCGTACTGGTATCCTAGTCGAAGGGTAGTTAATTTTGTTTTAATAAAGATATTTACATAATCATCGAGTACGACAGAGATAGTTTCCTTAACATTATCGTAAACGAGAGACTGAGTGCTAATTGCTCCAGTAAATTCCGCTTGCTCATCGACATAAACCTTACCCCAAATATCGAAATACTTAAAGTCCGACTTAGCCATAAAATCATCAACGCCTGCTGGGTAGTTGTGGTCAACTAATAGGTCTATAAGTTCAGTGCTTGCGTTGCAAACAACATTACACCTCCCACCCTCTAATTTAAAGTAATCAACGGAGGAGGCTGATGAGCCAGATGTCTTGTAACTCAGGAGAGTATCACTATCTATATTCAAGATAACTGTGCCATTTTTATTCATTAACTCAAGCCTACAGGTTTCTATCATATAACACCCCTTTGTAATCCACCTTCTTCATTTATCATACTCATCTCAACCGCATCAATTGTCCTTATATTATAGCGTTGTATGGTACTTAATTCGACCCTTAACGCACGAACTTCTTCAATCAATGCTAAATCACCTCCGTGACCTCCACGGACGTTAGGAGACGATGTAGGGGTAACTGTGACGTGTTCTCTACCACCTGGGTTGTCACCTACTAACATTAACATTTGACCATTAGTTTCAAAGTCTGCTCCTAATGCGGCTCTATATGGGTTTGCTTGTGACATAATAAACGCACCCTGTGCTGCACCTAATGCACCTACTGCTATCTGTAGCGGAACATTTGGAGCGGCTTCCATAATTGCTTCTGCTGTATTCATTCCCATTTCTGCAAAACGGGCAAGTCTGGTAACTTCAAATTGTGTACTTAATATACCTTTCTTTTTAGAGTTATATTCCTTGTCCATAGCAGCCTTGTCTTCAACCGTAGCGTTTTGATACTCAGCGGTCTCTTGCATTGCTTGCTGTTCACGGTCAAGTGCACTAACTCGTTCAGTGGATATATCATTGAAGAGTGCTAGTGAGTCTCTAACAACATCCCCTATAATCTCTTTTTCTTTCTCTGCTCTTGCTAATGCGTCTTCGTGTGCTTTTATCTTCTTCTCATCGAGCATATCAATACCATCAGCAATCATCTGATTAGTATGATCATTAATAAGTAACATCATCTCGCTATCACTTCTAAAGAGGTCAACATCAATGTCTGGGGTAAAGTCGTCATCCTCAAACGTAAACATATCTCCAGGTATTCCCGATACCTTTGGGAGGGGAAGGGCTACTTCTGCGTCTGGAATATATTTATTACTAAGGTCTTCATATAATTTAAGCAATGCCTCTAATGACTCTTTTTTTTGAAGCCATTTAGCAAGAACTGCATCGTCATCTGTAATAATACCTTGTGATAATAGTGCATATTCAATTTTGAGTGCGTCTATACTTTCAAATTGAGTACCAAAAAACTTATTAAACCCCTCTACTGCTCTTTCCCAATTAGCGGACTCAATGGAACGCATAACAGACTCAAACCCTACCGATAGATAATTAAATACCTCAAGGTTGTCTTCCCAAGCCTTCTTGAAACTCTCCGCAAATGCCTCATTTGCCACCTGTACATCTTCAACCCTCTTTTTTAGTGATGTAAATAATAATATAAGCCCTGCTGTAGAGGCTGCACCAATAGCAAAGGCACCTATTAACCCACCGAGTGATGTTACACCCATAGTATTCATAGCCTTACCCAATTTAGATAAGGACTTTTCAGCGAGAACTACTTCTTTGCCGAGTATCTTGGTTTTCTCAGTCGACAGGTCCGCCGCCTTTGAATAAAAATCGAAAGTGTGTCCTGCCCAGGCTCTACTTGCTATATCTGCATAACCTTGCCACATCACTGTTGCGTCTCGTGAGGTTTTTAATGCTTTATTTAAGTTATTTACAGATAAGACCCCTGCTGCTGCGGCAGTAGATGCAAGTGTATAACCTCTCGCTGCTGCTTTTAACCCAACATACGCTGTCAAGGCACCATTACCCACCTTAGTAAATAAACCAGCACTACCTACTGCAAGTATTGCTTCTTTATTATCCCACAAGAATTTAGTTAGTTTACCTAAACCTTCTGCTAAATTATCAATAATAGGCTCGAGGTTTAATAGTTGTTCTGCGAGGTCTGCACCTTCAATCCCCATACCTTCGAGGAATTTACCACCTGCACTTTCCTTAAGTATATCTGATGCTGATTTCATTTGGTCAGTGAAGTTAGCGGTTTCTTCAGCAGTACCTTTGTATTGCTTTTCTACTTGCTTAAGTATTGCTTTGAATACCCCTGCCTTATCTCCCGCATCTTCCATTGCCTTCATTTGGGCAATCTGAGTTTCAGTAAAATCAAGTCCTTTCTTCTTTAGTGCGAGTAAACCACTACCTAAATCAGATGAGGCTTTCATAAGTTGTTTAGCAGCCGCAGGAGCATCTACGCCCCATTGTGCTGATAGGTCTAATATGGCAGGTATGGACTCTTTAACGATAGTAGCATTCATACCTTTATAGGATGATATAATGGCTTGTGTAGTTGCAATTGAGGTTATCCCAGTACCAGTTAGTACGGATAACTTCTTATTAAATTCGTCAGTTGCAGTAGTGCTTTCACCCGTATTAAGTGCCACAATACCCATTTGAGTACTATACTCTTCGTGAATGGCTACAGCATCCGACATAAATGCCATTGCCTTACTGATACCTACATACGCTACTGCCATCCCTGCTAATGACTTTGTAACCCCACCTAGTGAGGAATTAATACCCTTAACTGCGGATTGGGTCTTCTTAGCACCTTTCTCGGTAATTACTAACTTTAAATTCCTGGTCTCTGTTGCCATATTATTTATCCTTAATTTTAGCCCTTTGTATTCTGTTAAATTCTGCTTGTGCTTGACCTAATAAGTAGTTAAACCACTCAGGTTGGTCAATCCAACTCCCTTCGTTGGGATACATCTTGAAACCACCCTCTATTTGGTACATAAATTTAATGACTGTTTGGTTACAGTCCAATATCTTCGGTAGGTTTCTCTTAACACAATTACCCTCTCTTTCGCAGTCCGAACAGAATGAGTGGATGCCTGGACAAAAAGTACAGACACCCGCATCACAATTCCCACAATCAAGCATTTGATGAGCATTAGGGTTTTGCTCATATAACCTAACTGCGTTTACGAGTTTTTTACTATCGCCTCTTTATTGGCGTTAAACTCTTCTTCGTGTTTATTAATTTGCTCATAAATCGCTTCACGGTAATCCTTACCAAGTAAGTTTACATTCTCGATATTAATGGGTCTATCAAAAGCCCACTCATCAAGTGCCTTATAAATCATACAAATCTGTAGTTGGTAGGGGTCAATGTCAACCTTAACTTCCCCGTTCTCCAAAGCCATCTTACCGTAAGCGTGTTTCTTGATATAACTCCAATCTCGTGGGGTCAACGCCTTACATTTAGCAATAACATCTCCATCTACTTCTACATCGAACTCAAAGTTCGGTTGTTCATCCATAAAACAATTCTTAATTTTCTTCATCTTAGCCATATTATGCCTCCTTTGACATATTTAACTGTTTGGTTTGTATATCCACGAGGGATAGTGTTATTTTTATCTCAATAGTGCTCTGAGTTGCTCTGTAGGGCGCAAGAACGCACAAACTATTTAAAACAATGTAAAGACACCACTTTTATGAGTTCGTGCGTCTAAGCCTGTATTTAGTACCCCTTAAACCCAGAGTACTTTAATTGCTGCACCTATAATGCTTGCTGTTAGTAATCCGAGCATCCACCCGTGAATTACGAGTGTAGTTTCGATAGTAGCAAGCCTTGAAATCATTCCCCGTTTAGGGTCTCCGTTACCTACTAATGTCTTATGTATATCATTAATCTTGTCTTTAATGTCTTGTGTGAACATAGGTTCTGGCATAATAACTCCCTTACGTTATTGTAATTGTAAGAGGTTGGTTGGTTCCGTTGTAGAGCAAGCCCTTTACGAAATTACCAATATAGATACCTTTATCAGGGTCTGGACTATCATAACTATCATATTTACCATAAGTAGTAATTGTCCAAGAGTTGGCATCGTCATTCAGTACAATGCTATCTACATTACAAGTATCATCAAGAATGGTGTCATAGATGCTGGCGTCCGCCGCAGTATCATAGTTCCATTCCATATTCAATGTAGCATTTGTAGATGTAATTGCTTCAAATGTTTTGGTATTACTATTTTGGAATACATTCTTATCATCAGCAAATGTCTTGCCAATATCGAGTGAGAATGAATTATATGCAGTAACTCCACCGTATCTTAGACAGGTAGTATCCGCGAATAAGAAGGGGTCAACTGTTGGGCTTGTATAGGTAAGTCCACCACTAATTGTCTCTTCTCTATCAATAGCACCATCTGTTTTAAAGGTTGCTTCGTAAGTGATAACTCCACCACCTTCACCTGTAATCTTGAATGACTCACATACACAACCAGTTGCTCTATGAACAGTATCATCAGTACTTTCATCTAAAATCTGATAGATGGTATATGAATAGTTGGTTTTCTGTGATGGGTTCATTACATAAGGTGAACTCGCACTAAGCATTGCGGGGAGTAAAACTTCGTGAGCATCACTCAACGCACCCTTAATTGTTACGGTTCCTGTTTTGTATCCAGGTTGTACTCCAGTAGCCTGTGGCAAGAGTGTTCCTGTTTTAGCAGGTACTTCTACCTTTGCTACTGCGTCTTTCATCTCGCATACATCTGGTAAGAATGTTGCTGAACTTTCCACGGGTGTTCCGTAGGTAGTTTCCAGTTCTATTGCAAGTTTATAATTATTTCCAATTCTGTAACTCATACTAATCTCCTAATTCCTTATCTTTTTGTACTCTCTGCTTAGTGAATAAGTGTTTAAACCGCTTGTATAGATCTTCGGATAAATCATATAGTTCACCCTTCTTATACGAAGTAGTCTCATTCTTATGCCTAATAGAGAATGTTCCTTTTGCTTTATACATATTAACTCCTTGTATCAAAGAATGTTACTGTGTACGATTGTTTATACACGGTTAATTCAGGATAAATACCAGGAGAGTAGTAATCTACATTTCCTGTGTTATTTGACCCCTTCTCAACACTATTTAATACTATTTCAATTGCTGCTCCGCCTACTGATAGGTCGTCAAGCACTACATCCATTATCTCTCTGCTAAGTTCAGTTATTGTATTTAGCCTATTAACAACTGCATTACTGTAAATGAAGAGGTTAATATCAATCTCGCAGTTCATTTGTGAGCCAGGATATTGTTCATAACGCTCATCCCCACCCTCAATTAAAGCCGCCTCTGACCAATTACCAATATTCTCAACATCATCAGGACTGTAACCAACAAAAATGTTTGAAGTCGCACCCTCAATAATGTCTTTGATACTTTGCAGAATAGTCCATTGTTTACTAACTGCCATATTATTTCCTCTTCGCCCAGTATTTCTTTGCTATATTAAATATATCATCACTCAATTTACTACTTATCCCAAACCATCTTCTCCGGGGGAGGTGTTTAGTTCCCTCGTTATGATACATCCCAACATCAGCGTGATTTGTAGCCTCCACGACAATATTATTACCCTTGAATGAAGTCTTTAATCCTCTAAGGAGTTTACCACTCTTGTAGAGGTTAGGAGTTCCACCCTTCTTGTATGGGGTAAAGGTAGCACCATTTATATCAACTCCACTCTTAGTCCTTGTTACAATTTCCTTAATGACCATCTTGCTTATATTCTGCTTAACATCTTTAGGTAATTGAAACTTAGAGGGAATGGTGGAATAGGTAGCACGAACAGAAATCATCGACTTAACATACCTTGCCAATTAACCCTACGAATATCAGCCTCACCATCCAAGTTAGTATCGAGGTTGATGCGTCTCATATCATCGTTAATCTTGTTCTTGTATTTATCGAAATAGTATTTAGCCTTAACCACTCGCATACCTTCTTCTGCACCCTTTGATAGGTCTTCAAAGATAAGTGATAGGGTCAAATAGTCTGAAGAGGTCGAGAATATGGTGGGGTTAGCAATAACATCGAGCAATACATCACCTTCAGCCTCATCCACACGAATACCACGCTGAGTTAATTCAAGTTCAATATAGTCACCAATAAGTTGCTTAGCAACACTAATCTTGTCATCCCAATCAGATGGAGTTAAAGAGTTAATATTGTCCTCAAATCGTGCTATAGAGTCCGATGTACTTAATACTGCGTCATTCCAAACTGCCATTTAATTCTCCTGTTAAATTAAGGGGTGAGCGGTTAAACCCACCCCGTATAGTTATTGTTGTTGTCTAGGAAACGTCAGAAGTGATAACGGTTGCCCACGTATCGACTAATTCTGCGGCTTTCCAATATCCATTGGCCACGAGGTTAGTTGCATTACCTACTGCATCACGACCTTCTTCAATATCGATAAATGTTCCACCGCCAAAGTCCTTGTAGCCAGCACCGAATGCTTCAGATGCAAATACGAGTCCTTGTGCATCATCATCACCATCAATCTCAATCTCTGGTGAATAGAAAATATGAACGCCACCGATAGTTTGGAAATAACCTGTGCGTACAATATCTTCAACGATAGTACCGTCTGTGCTATCAACTACTGCTGACAAACCTTTTGCTCCCCAAATTTGTTTTGGGTGTAATACTGCGAAATATTCGCCTGGAGCATTGTTGGTTCTAAGGTATTCAACTGCATCAAAGATAAATGACAAAGCCATTGAAGCACCTGCTGTACCAACTGTATTGGATACGCCTGCGTACAAAGCCGCAACTTCATTATCGAATTGAGCAGCGAGTGTATTACCGAGAATACCACCCACATTGCCATAAACATTGTCACCTGAACCCAAAAGTACTGAGTCGGTTACTGATGTTGCTACTGTGTTACGAGCTACTGTACAATCAATTGCTGCTGATGTAAGTGTTCTAAGTGTTGCATCTCCCTCTGTTTGCTCAACATTGCTTGATGCTAATGCTGCATAAACTGGGATGCGTGCTGTCAAAGTTCCTGGTTGTGCTGGAACCATTTTAATTAATGTGTTAAATACTGATGCTTTCTGAAACGCTATTACAGCGTCTGCTACTGTGAACCCCAAGGATCCTGCTAAATTTGCTGTTGCTGACATTTGTTTCTCCTGCCCTATTCGGGACTTATTAATTTTTTATTTGCGTTCTTGTTTCCACTGTTCCGCTTTACGCCAATCTGCACGAGCAAGTTCAGCAATATTCTTATAGCCATAGAAATCACCCTTTTCATTAGGGAGGTCTCCACCTGGCTTCTGAGTATTAGGCGGTGTAGCGGTTGTTTCTTGTTTACCAAAATAGTTTATATCTTCGTAAACCTTGAAGTTATTGAGGTTCTGTCGAACTTCATCGTGGGTTAATTCTCTGTCAGTCGGTGTGAGGAACCTATCTTTAATCTTACTCACTTTCTCGAAGAGTACATTACCTTCTTCCACATTGAACATCTTTGCTTTCTCGCCCCAAGACTCTTTATCAGCCCTGAATGCTTCTGCTTGAATACCTTCATACTTAGTCTTGAACTCGCCTAATGTAGCACGCTCACCATCAAATGCAGTGATTGTCTTATTAAGTCCTTCAATCATAACCTCTTGTTCCGCCAGTTTAGTTCGTGCTTCATTACGCTCACCAACTACAACGCGGAACCTACCGGCTGGTATTCCCTGTAACTTACTCGCTGCCTGTTCAATGTCAGCCAGTAATTCAGCGTTCTCAACGCCATACTTTGTAAATAATCCTTTTACATCCATTTAATTCCCTCCATTAGGTTCGAGTTTTGTCTCGTCTTCTTTATTTATCTTAAAACACGTCTCCAGTGCCCTGTAGAGCTCTAGAATCGCCAAACAGGTACCAAGTAGTGTTTAGACATTACTTTTTAATTATCGTCCATTGTAGGGCTTAATATTGCGTTGTCAGCATCAATCTGTTTCAGTTTAGTTAATGCCTGTTCCCTCGTTAGATCTTTGTTGCTTTTCATTAGTATTTCAACCCTTGAGGTTAGCCCGAGTGCTAATTGCTTCTCCGCAATCTCCAGTTCATCCTTAGGGTCACTATCGCTAACCAACTCATCGAAGTCAATTAGGAATGGAATATCTGGTGCAAAGAGGTTGCCTTGGTAGGTATTATACATTTTCGTAATAAGCCTAAGGAGTTTATCTATTGCCGTCTTATAGCCCATTTGGTTAACTTTTGCTCTATCGATAACACTCTGGCGAGATAACTTGAGTTGATACCCACTGTTGAATGATGTGGAGTCTCTCTTGTATGACTCAACACTCAAACCAACGCTCTGTGCCGTATCTACTATCATATCATTGATAATCGTCCAATACGAGTCTAACTTAGCATCAGGGGTAAGGTATGAGGCATCAGGGGTCTTGTCGTGTGTGGGGTCATAAGGTAGATTGATATAAGCATTAGGGGCTAATGTAAAGTTCTTGTCTTCATCTAATCCCTTAGTTACTAATATACTAAATGCTTGATGTGCGAGTACATATCTAAAGTTAGTCATCTCGAGGTCAATTACTTCATTAGCACGAACTAAACTATTGGTTCTGTCTATCCAAAAGGTATTAACTGACTTATCTGTTTCGAACCAGGCAACAGGTATCGAGCCCAAGTTATGGGGCTCAGGTTCTGTTCTACGAATAACTGAACCATCCTCACTGTCAATCTCTGCTGTCCAGGTATCAGTGTCATCATATACCGTGTAGTAGCGAACAGTCTCAACCTTGCCGGGTGAGTTTTCCATAATGCCAGTTTGTACGTATAATTTAGTAATCTTAGTGGGGTCATCTTCCCTTTGCTCCACGAAACAGTTGTCAGGAGTTATAATGTCTAACTCAATTGTGCCATCACGAAATACTGGGATAACTCCAACTTTGAATAGTAGGTTAGATAAATGGTCAACCTTATTAAGTGTTCTATTCATCTCTGCTTTGGATAGTATGGCAGACAATAGGTCATTCAATTTATCGCTCTCTACACCTATATTTACCCCTTTGCTGAACGAAATAGATATATCATCTACAATACGTCTTACGAGTGGGTAGGTTGTTAGGTAGGGGAGAATGGAATTGGCTGTCTTAGGATATGTATCCGAGAGTTTAGTGGATATAATATAATCCTCGTTGTTGTTGTAGAATGCAATAGCGTCTTTAGCGTCTATCCTACGCTGAAGGTCATCTGACCACTTTGCAAGTGCTTTTTGTTTTTCAATCATTACTTAGTCCTCTTCATAAATATTCGTTCGCACAAGTAGGAGAAGGCATCACTAATGTGAGTCAATTCCTTGTTGCTTCCATCTATCTTACTGTCAGGAGTCATAGCGACCTGCTCCAAATCTCTTATTAAATATGTACAGTCTTTTGTTATAGTTACCCACCCTTTGTCGAGTGCATTATTAGTCCTATTAAGTCTATCCTTAATACTGGAACGCTTAACTCCTACGACCTTGCCTGACTCTTGTAGTATCCTTATGTCAGTTACCCCTATCTCTGCTGATGTTTGCCTTCTAACGCCCGATAAATCAGGATAGTAGAAGATAGTCTTATTGGGGAAGTCTTTGACTAATTGCTGTGTAAATGTTCGTGTATTGCAGTTCTTGATGTAGTACTCTTTAAATATGACCATTTGACCTTGAGCATTGTACTCGCCTACTGTTGCGGTGAAAGGGCTAATGTTGAAGTCTACGGAACAGTGAATAGCATTGCTCGTGGGTATGTATGAGTCTATTACATTGTACTCCCGCTTGAATCCATAATAAGCACTCATATTATTAATATTGACATAACGCCCGTGTATATATTGTTCAACCAGTTGTTCATCATACTGGTCGTAAAGTGTTTCGATATAATCACCTGGGAGGTATATGTTATCCTCTGTGTTAGCACGGATAGTCCTACCAACCTTTAACTCTTCAAATAAGTGGTGTGTGTATCTGAAGCCCTCTGGAGTTGTAACTACTCCGCCAGTAGCATCAGGGACTTTCCTACAACGAGATATACACTTCTCCCATACATCCTTCTGCTTATCAACCTGTGGGATAGTATCGAACTCATCAATTATAAAGTCGGTACATTCAAAACCTACAAGCCTTTCGGGTCTGTCACCACTACGGAACATTATAGTTCCCTTGATGTAGTCGTTTATTGTAATAGTGTAGTCACTACGGTTGTATTTATATGGGATACCGAGGTCATCTAAATACTCGGTGAATAGCGGTATATCGACATCCTTGATTAGGCGGTATGTGGGGGATACGAGGAGGATTTTAACCTTACCCTTACGCAATACGCTTAGTTGCATATAACGATATAGAATTGCCCGAGTCTTACCACTACCAAA